GAAAACCTCCATCTCCCGCTTCACTCTCTGGATCAAATCCGGCATTCCCAGCCGATCTTCCCAACAATCCAGCAAAATGATGTTCGGTTTCTCGTTTTCGTAGAAAAGTCCGAGCACCACACACGCAGATGGGTCGGAATCTGAGGTTTTCTTGTCTCTTGTCTGCTCCGTGAAGGCCGTATCTAGGCTCATCACGATGTGTTCCAGTATGGGCAGGGGCTTTTTCGCTGGCCAGAGCTGCACCCAAGGGCGCTTGATGATGCCCTGCTCTTCGGGATTTAAGACTTCGGCGTGAATTTCCTGTCTTCCGAGCGTCGTGCCCTCAAACTTCAAGAGCTGTTGCTGGAAAGTCGGCGCTAGATTCGCAATGTTCTCGTAAGTGGAGGCCCTCGTAACGTGCACATCGGCTCCGTCACGCTCCACCAAGTCCCGAATCAGCGCTTTTGGCTTCGGAGTGGTGGTAGCTACGATTCTCGGATGGGACCCTAAACGTAGCGCGAACATAATCATGTCCCACGCTTCTTGGTCGTACTGCCATGCGGCTAGCTCATCGCACCACGCGCCGTGCCATTGTCCACCGCGTAGCCGGTCGGGAGTCTCCGCGCTGATCCCCTTGATCAGAGAACCGTTAACGAGAATGATTTCTGATAGCGATCGGTTGTATTCCTTCACGATCGCAGGGGGCATGACCGAGATTAAACCCGAATCGCCCTCAAAGCAGGTATCACGAATGTCCGCTGAAGTCGGTGCGCTCACCAACCAGCGCGTCTCCTTCGCCTGATACGCATTCCACCAAGTCCACTCCGCTGCCGTGCGGGTCTTGCCCGCTCCGCGTCCCGCTAGCAAGAGCCAGACAGTCCAATCACCCTTCGGCGGGATCTGGTGCTTGTGCCTCTTACTGCTCCACCGAGCATGAAAAGTGAGCGCCTCCAGATCCTCGGTCGGAAGCTGAGCGAGCTTCTGCTCCAGCGGAGAAAGCTTTTTCGTTGCCGGAGGGGGTCCCGGCGGGGTCCCAGCAGGGGACCCTTGAGCGGGCTGGTTCATCGATAACGCGAGGTCTTCTTCGCAATCTTCTTCGGCTGCGCTACAAACTGCTTACCCTGTGCCTTGCCTTCACGCTTAGCACGAGTGGTGGCTGCATATTCCTGCGGGGTAAGAGATTCAATCGCTGCCTTAGGTAAATACCGCTCGCCAGTTTGCGATGACGGCTTGCCTGACTTGGTGCGCCATTCTTGCGCGGTCCAGTCCTTGAGAGACTTCTGAGGTGCTTTCATGACTTGTACCCACCGCCCTTCTCTTTGTAGCGTTTTGCTAAGAGCTGGGCCTTGCGAGCTGACCATTGACCCGCTGCGGTGCCTTGGGTGGCGGATGCCTTGATCTCGTTAAACAACTTCTTGCGCATCTCGGGCTTCGTGTAGTTACCCGCTGCGTTTACTTTAGACTTCGTTGCCATTGTCAACACTCCAAATCTCAGTTTGACGCTTCAACTTCGGCCAGTTGGCTTCGGTGATGAACGATTTATCCAGCACCAAAACGTGGTTCGTAGGTTGCGCTGTATAGCGCCCGTTGTCCAGTTTGATGAAGTAAAACTCCTTGCTCTGCTCCGGCTCCAGACTGAAACCATCCATCATCGGGATCGCGGTGAACAAGTAGTTACCAGTGTGCTCCTGCTTGGACCGTAGCCGGGTGCGCATTCGGGTCCCTTCGAGAAACGGATATTCCAGCACGCTGAACTGGTTCCCGTAGCAATCCCAAGTCTGTGCGTCGGCGGGGTCCCAAGGGGCCCCTGTGATTTTGTGCGCGAGCTTATGCAGCGGGACGTTTCGGTACACCGCCCCACACTCCAACATCACATGACACCCCCACGTTCTGCCCGGATGGCTCACCAACCCAAACCACGCTACCCGTACCCAGTCCTCGTTGCCGAATGTGTGGGGCTGCACGTAGCAGTAAGTATGGCGGGGTAGGGGGGCGGCTCCGGTATACAGCATGGGACCCTAGAGTAAACGTGCGCAAGGGGGTAGGGCAAGTAAATTTGGGGAGTGTGTTGGGAGATGAAATGCCCAGATGGGACCCGCCACCCCCTCCGTCAATCGCGTGCTCTGGGGGTCATCGACTCGCGTCAATCGAGCGTCAATTGGAACCAATAGGGGAACCTTAGCGACTTGATACATAAACTGTGGATAACTTGTGCATAAGTTCAGGCACTTGTGGATAACGTGTGTACAACTACAAAAACATCCGCGATTGTTGCGTAAAAACAACCTGCAAAATCAATGACTTAAACTGTGGATAAGTCTGTGGATAACTAGGCGATTAGCCGATTTTAGCGCGAACCAATACCAAGGGGGCGGGCAGGGGGCGCTCAGCCAATAGGGCTTCTAATGCGGTTTTACGCTAGCGGGTTGTGCTCAAAGATTTGCCTATATAATGAGTCAACGAAATGACCGCACAATGGACGCGATAACCGAAAGATGTTCAACCGGGTTGCGCATATAATTAGAGTGTCAATTGCCGCAGTAACGCGGCGCTATAAACCTATATTGGAGACTAAGACAATGGCACATGAACTCGACAACTCAACCGGCCTTTACGCATTCGCCGCAGTTGGGGGCGCTCAGTCCGCATGGCATGGGTTAGGCCAATCCATCGAACCGGGTGATTCGATCGAAGTGATCACTCAAAAGGCCGGCCTCAATTGGAACGCGGTACGAGCGCCGGTTACCTATAACGCGGGTGGTGTCATCAAGTCATTCGATAATCAATCGGTGCTCTATCGCGACGATACGCTAGCGCCTTTGGGGGTTGTTTCAGACAACCGCTATAACGTCCATCAGCCACGCGAGATTATGGAATTCTTTGCAGACTTCCTGAGTGACAACGGCCTTTCAATTGAAACCGCCGGGGCTGTTAGAGGCGGCCGCATTGTGTGGTGCATGGCTAAGCTTGGTTCAGACTATGACTTTATTTTGCCGGGGTCAGACAAGGTTGCCGGTTACGTTCGACTGCAAACTAGTTTCGACGGTTCGCGAGCTACTGACTTAGTGGCGACAACCATCCGTCAAGTTTGCGCTAACACAATGCGCATGGTGAACGCGGACGCGAACGCAAAGGGCTATAAAAACAAGCACTCAAACCAGTTTGATCGTGAGGCGCTTGCACGGGCTTTCGGCCTCATGGGTGAACAGCACCGCATGACTTCGGAGCAATTCAACGCCCTTGCAAAAATCAAAGTCAGCGACTCGGACGCCCTCGCATTCCTGAGCACGTTGCTAGACATCAACCCGGCGGACATTGGCAAGGTGGACGCTAAGGGCAACAAACTGGTGAGCACTAAGTCCGAAAACAACTTGCGCGCCCTTGTGACGGCCTACCGGAAAAGCCCCGGCGCTAACCTTGCGAGTGCGGACGGCACGGCCTACGGGCTTTTAAATGCGGTCACGTACTATGTTGACCATGCGGCCACGGTTCGCGACACCGAAAACGACGGTGCAAAGGGCGCTCGATTCGCGAGCACTCAGCTTGGTGCGGGTGATGCCCTCAAGCAAAAGGCGCTCAAGTCACTCACTCAGCAATTTGCACTCGCTGCATAAGGGGGCGTTATGTTATCCGGAACTTTCATTGTGATTCGCGAGGATGGTGCAGAGCTTCACTTGCTCCCGCGTGACGAGGTTGGCTTTTATTTGTCGCGATTTTTCACGGGTTGCGACTATGACAAAGTGCGCAAGGGCTATTGGGGGCGTGACACTCTGGACGCGTTCCCGGCCTATCCCGTAGCCGTTGCTGAGGACATAGCCCTAACCTATGAGGGGCGGCATTCTGAACGGGTGCGTTACCTTGCCGCGTGTCTGGCCTTGGGTTCGCCTATCAACCCGGACGCGGACTCAGACTCAGATGGTGGAACGCGAGTAGACAACCCGCACCCGTTGCCGGTTACCCCGCCGGGGGGCATTACATTAGAAGCCCTGATGAACTAACCCGGCGCTTATGCGCTAACACTTGGGGGGGCATCATGCCCCCTCTTTTTTTTCATCTACGGGTTCAGCTTCGCCGTCAATCGTGATTCCACGCGAAAGCATGGCGCTCAATTCGCCTATTAACGCGGCCTTGTGAGTGACTTCGACGCTTCCGGATAACTCAACCTGTTGACGCTCCGAAAATTTGCCGCCCCCTCGCGTCTTGAGCAGGAATATGGCCGCCGTGTCTGAACCGGCCTTAGCACGTTGCGCGAGTGATGACGCGATGTCGTTAACCATCGACACTTGCCCCGTGTCCAGTTCGTGCCGGTAGTGCGTGTGGAGCGTGTCCAGCCCGATTTTCAGGACGCGGCAGATGGTGTCCTGAGTCATGCCAGCAAAAACCAAGTTTGCTACAGCTTGCCCTACGTTGGGATCAGGATGGGTGCGCGAGTCTTTTTTGGGGGCTATGGGCGCTTGACTGTTATACTCAGCTATATCACCCGCAACCTGTCTTATATCGGCCTTTAATGGCTTTTCAGCAGACTTCGTTTCAGCCTTACCCTTACCAGCACTCATCTTATACTCGCCTCCAATCGTCTTATATCGCCTTATATTGGCAATCTAATATCGACTCTCATATCGGCCTTATATCGACCTTATATCGGCAATCGCATATCGACCGCGCAGGGCATCTTATACCGTAGCCGGTTGAGCTAAACCAGCCTCGAATTCTTTCTACGAAATTATATCCACCCACATGAAAGAATTGGACGCTCGTAAGTCATTGATTAGACTTAAAATAGTATATTTTATATATATATATATATATTTATTATATTTCTTTCTTATATCTCTTTTCTGTATATCTATCCAGTACCCCTCTGTGTCTATTTACCATGAAAGAAATATAAAAAATAAAGAATTCGCAAAACCGCCTGATTCCTCAAGCCAATCAATGATTTACACGCGCACCCCAAAACTGCCCCTCGAATTCTTTCATACGAACTAATTACCAACCCCCTCTGGCGACGTTGTTTTCACACAACAACTTGTTGCATTTACACCACAACTTCATTGCAACCTGTGGATAACCTGTGCATGACTCGCTATTGGCCGATTTCAGCGACAACCAAGGGGTAAGCCTAGGGTAGCGCAAGCGGCTTGCACAGAGCCTCTCCGTCGGTTTTACGAAAACGACCGCATCGTGGACAGACTTGCACGATCCCTTGCATACGCAACCGGCTTGTGTATACTAGCTTGTAGGCAGTCCAAGCGGCTGTCGGTTCTATAACAACCTATTAGGAGAATGGCACATGGCTATCAAGTCATATAAGTTTTTTGCATTGGTCGATATGGGCGGCGTGGGGTCGTACTGCAACGGCGATACAGCTTTCGACGCGATTGAGCGATGCAAAAAGATTTTCGAGATGGACGTAGGTTCGATGTTCAAGATCGACGGCGAGGAGTTTGAAATTGCCGTGTTCGATGTTTCCGGTGTTAAGGAATACTGGTGGCAAAACGGGCGGGTCTTTGACAGCAGCGGAGATCATAAGGAAAAAGAGATAACGCCTCTTTACTACGTTAATTTCCGCGCAAGCACCAAAAAGTCCAGAGGGCGAAAAGCTGCATGATGCACGGGCGGGGACTTCCAACCCGCCTTTTCTTCTGATATGTTGTTATGCACAAGCGGATTGAGTAAAACATAATAGAGGACTAGCACACCATGCACTTATATGACGTTGAAATTAGAAATGAGCAGGGACATATCGCGTTCATTTCTGTTGAGGCAAGAAACAGAAGCCAAGCTGCCAAGATAGTTGAGCGCATGGGGTACGTTGTTAGAAGCATCAACATGATTGGCTGATAAAACCATCAAACATAAGAGAAGCACACATGACGCAAGCACAACGGTTTCGTGACTTACTGGCCGAGCAATACCGCGCCCTTTTCAATACGCCTGAATATGCAACGGCGGCTGCGCGGATGACACCGGAGGCTTTAGCTACTCGCATGACGGACGGTCTTATATCGGGAACCGCCAATAAGGACGGCGAGGGCATCAAGCGCACCTGTAAGGCACTTGGCATCAAGTACACCTATTCAGCAATCAACTCTTATTTAAAAGGCTGAGGACTAGCACACATGAACATCAATCAAGACGAACTGGCACTTGCAATAGAGGCCATCGAACTGCGCATGACGAAGCTACACGCTGCCGAGAAAGCACACCGGCACGACGGCGGCACTTACGCGCTCAAATTGGCTGATCAATACCAAACCGAACGGCAACGGCTGACGGACTTACACGCCAAGATGATTTCATATCGCTTCAATGTGGAGGTCGCATGAGCACTCACACTCCAGCACCGTGGACTCTCAAGCCACAAGCAACGAATCATCAGACATTAACCGGAGCAACGGCGGGACTGATTGCCGACATTCACAAGGATGAGGACGCCCGCCTTATCGCTGCCGCACCGGAACTGTTAGACGCTTGCCGTTGTGCTCTTGCTGATTTAGAGGGCATTGTCGATGAGCTGCCGGGGGATCATCCCGCTTACTTAACCATTCAAGAGTTACGAGCTGCCATTACAAAAGCTACGGGAGAAGCACAATGAAGCCTCAAAAGTATTACATCGCCAAGATTCACGAAAGCAACGGTGATATGGAATACAGCGACCAGTACTTATTTAAGACTTCTGGGAATCCGCAAGCCTACGCCAAGAAGGTAGCCAAGAAGTGGCGCGGCGACGGGGTGCTGGACTCGAACTTAGGCGGGTACTGGCACGGCGAGGCTTTCGTATGGGACGGCCACGTTAAGGAAATTCCCGAAGAGCATTACAAAGTGATGCACAACTACATAGTGACTCTTTAACAAACTAGGAGATAGCCATCATGGGTGAGCGAGTTTTATTTCAAGTCGTTAAGAAGGATCAATTCTCTCCGGTCGTTTACTGTCATTGGTCAGGTGATGAGGCGCGAGATATATGTGAGCGTCTTATGATCCGCATGGGGTGCAGGGCGAGTGACTTGCAATACACGGCGGCGCGGTTGGTGCAGGAATGTATCAACAACGACAAGGGCAACCTGTCTTTCGGAATCTGGAACGCGGATCGTGTACTGACCGAAGAGGACGCTCACGGCGACGGCGGGGTGATCCTGATAGACGTATCCGACGGCCTGATGCAGTTCAAGTGCATGGGCGGGTACTGGCGCGACGGCGATCCGTTGCCAAAGCGTAAAACATACGAAGAAATGGACTTTGAGAATTTTTATAACGCTCTCAAATCCGTTAACGCTTAATCGACTTTTGTGTGCCATTGGGCGGGACTGCCAACCGCCCGTTTTTTTAAGAGGTTGCAATGAAACCCGGCACGATCTTTGAGCACAAGTACTGGATGGACTTAAAAAATATGCCGTTGCTGTGTGTAGTGACGGCAACACGCAATCGTGACGTTTATTGGAAGGCGTGGGAGGCGGGTGAGCCGGTTGGCCATTCATATTGCTTCCCTATGGGATATGCGAATCGTTATGTGAAACAGGTTCTGGAGGAACCCAAATGAACCAATTAAGAATTAACCGAATGAACTGGTCGGAGTTGGTGTGGCGAGTTCTGAGCGAGGCTGGCGAAGTGCCGCGCAAAGTTCTGGACGCTGCCGAGAGTGCGGACTGGCTACGGGCTGGCGCGGACTATGACACGGGGTCGCTGGCGCTGCGTGACGTTGAGCGCGTGTATCGCGTAGCGCGGTACTTCCAGCCGCGAGTGGTGGCCGAGGTGGGCACGTTTATAGGCCGTAGCACGGCGGCGCTCGCGTATGGGATGCGTGAAGGTGTCATTCATACCTGCGACGGAAGCAACGATATAGAGTTGCCCGAGTTCACCGATCAAGTGGAGGTCATCCAATATGCCAAGACGCTATCGACGGATATGTTCACCCAGCTTTCTCATAAGAAGGTCAAGGTGGATCTCTTTTATATCGACGGCCGTTTGCAATCCGAGGACGTTGCTCTCATGGCGGGGCTTTCTCATAGCGGGACAATATGTGTTTTGGATGATTTTGAAGGATTGGAGAAGGGTGTATCGAACGCCACGCTCTTGACGACGCAATGGCCGAATCATTTTCTGATCTACCCCCCGCATGGAGATAAGACGGCGATTCTGATACCGCCTGAGTTGATTCGCTTCGTGCGGCAGTAAGTCGGTATAAATCTTATATCGCAAGGGGCTTGCGTCTTATATCGACTAGGCGTAGG